CAGAGATAGCATTGAAAATCATAGAAAAAGAGATAATGGCTTTAATTTTTAATTTTTACATGAATAATCATACTTTTGATTGGCTTAAAAAGTAGGTAAAGAAACATGGAGACTGGAGGGCTAAGATTTCTTGTTACAGAGATACAGGTTATTAAAATGCGCCTATAATATAGCACAATTAACTACAATAAAAAATATCAGGAGAGTATATAATGATAAAATCACCATTCGTTTCTTTACATAATCATACAGAGCTAGGTTCCCCCCTAGATGGTATGAATGACATTAATCAACTTTTTGATCAAGCCAAATCTCTTGACCAAAGAGCTATTGCAATTACTGACCATGGTACTTTAACTGCTCATTATGATTGCTATAAAGCATCTCAAAGAACTGGCGTTAAATTAATTCCAGGGGTTGAGGCTTATTTTGCTCCAGACTTGACTCAAAAGAAATCTTATCATTTGGTTTTACTTCCTAAAAATCATAATGGATACAAGAACATTCTTCGATTAAACTATGAATCTTATAGAAATCAAGTCTCTGGATATATGGGAAAGAAAACTCCTCGTATTTCTTGGGAGCATCTGGAAAGTTTTAATCAAGATGTTATTTGTCTTACAGCCTGTTCTAACGGCCCAATTGCGAAAGCATTGATCGCAGACAATGATGAAGAAGAAGCAATCAAAAGAATGCTAAGACTTCAATCTATTTTTGGAGAAAGATTATTTCTTGAGCTTCAGCCACATCATCTTATAACTGACGATGGAAAGGTTGATCAGGTAAGACTTAACAATAAGTTGGTTGAGTTCTCTAGAAATCATGGAATTAATTATTTAGCAACTTGTGATGCTCATTATTTGGATAAAGATCATGCGAAATATCATGATATGATGCTGGCAATTAAAGATAAGAAAGCCTATGATGATCCTAATCGCTTTAGATATGGAGTTCAAGATATGTATCTTAAATCTCATGAAGAAATTATAGACTTCTTTGGAAATGACATAGCTTCTGTTGCTATGAGAAATACGATAAATATCTCTGAGTTATGTGAAGAACCTCATTATCTAAAGCCATCTGGTCCGAAGCTGCCAACCTTTCCTATCACAAAGGAAAAAGATTATGATCAGTTTAAAGACTGGTATGAAAAAACAGAACAAGAAGTTTCTGCAGACAAAGCATATCTTAGATATAAGTGCATGGAATCTTTTAAAGAAAACTTTTCTCACTTAGATAAAGAAAAGAGAAAAGAATATTGGGGTAGAGTTAAAACAGAGCTGTCTGTTTTGGAGTCAAGAGACTTTTCTTCTTATATGCTTATTGTTGCAGATTATATTAACTGGGCAAAGGGTGAAGGGATTCCAGTTGGACCTGGAAGAGGATCTGCAGGTGGATCTCTTGTATCTTATCTTACTGGCATTACCTCTGTTAACCCTATGGATTACGGACTAATATTTGAACGTTTTCACAACTCAGAAAAGAAATCATTCCCTGATATTGATACAGACTTTGCAGATCCATCAAGGGTAAAAGAATATCTTAAAAATAAATACGGAGAAGAGAAAGTTGCTTCTATTTCAAACTGGTCAACCTTATCCCCAAAGGTAATCATAAAAGATGTTGCCAGATCTCTTAGGATTGGGGGTGATAAGTCTGCTGCATTTAAGATTTCTAATCACATTACCTCTATTATGCCTGATGTTTCAACCATTGAAGAAGCTATGGAAAAAAGTCCTCAGTTTAGATCTTATATGGATAAATATCCAGAATTATACCAAAATGCGATTAAGCTGCAGGGTCTTACCAGAAACTGGGGCGTTCATGCCGCTGGACTTGTTATTTCTGACGAGCCTTTATACAACTTTGTTCCATTAAGAATTGATGACTCTGGACAGTTAGTTACTCAGTGGGAAAAAAATCGCTGTGAAGAGAATGGTCTTATTAAAATGGATTTACTTGGGCTAAAGACTTTAAATGTTATCAGCGGTGTTTTTGATCTAATTAAGAAGACTAAGGGCATTATTCTTACCACAGATGATATTCCAATTGATGATGAAGAAACTTTCAAGAATATATCTGAGGGTAAAAATGCTGGAGTGTTCCAACTAGAATCGTCTTTATCTCCTCTTTGCAAAAAGATAAAGCCAACTAATGTTAGAATGGTTTCTGATATTAATGCACTAGGAAGACCCTCTTGTTCCAAAGATGATAGAAAAAATTATGTTTTGAGAAGATTTGGAAAAAGAGAGGAAGAATATAGGCACGAGTCTTTAAAAGGAGCACTATCTGATACATTTGGAGTTTCTCTTTATGAAGAGGGAATGATGAAGATTGCAAAAGATTGTGCTGGTTGGGATTTAAATCAGGCTGACGCACTTCGTAAGATTACAAAGCTAAAGGGTAAAGATCCAGATCTTGTATTAAGAACTGAAACAAACTTTATCAAAGATTGCATGGAAAACACTGGTATGTCTTATCAGAAAGCGAAAGAGGTTTGGGACTTTGAAATTGAGCCTTTTGGAAACTATGGATTCAATCTTTCTCACTCAATTTTATATTCTCATATCTCAGTATATACTGCTTGGCTAAAAACTCATCATCCTACTGAATTTATGTGCTCTTTGCTTAACTCTGAAGATCCAAACTCAGATAAAGCATTGGAATATATCAACGAATGTTCTGAGATGGGAATTAGCATTGTGTCTCCAGATATTAACAAAAGTGGTTTTGCTTACACTATTGATGATGAAGGGAACATTGTAACTGGGTTTAAATCAATCAAGGGTCTTGGAGATAAGGCTGTAAATGAAATTGTAAACTGTATGCCATTTGAAAACTTCGCTGATTTTCTTCTTAGAACAAACTCAAGAACTGTTGGAAAGACTGCGATTCAAGCGTTATCTTCTGCAGGAGCATTGGACTCTTTTGAAAGAACAAGAAAAGATATGTACGATAATTATGCCAAATATCGTGCTAAGATTAATAAATACTTCAAAAAGCACGAAAACATAGATGGATTGCAGATTGGATCTTCAGAGGAAGAATTTGATAAGAAAGAGCTACTGTTGCTTGAAAAGAAAGTTCTTGGTAGAACTATATCAGATAATTTACACGCAGCATTTGAAGGATTCTTTACAAATAGTACAATGGTGACTAAACTAAATAATGTATCAAGGTTAGAAAAGGGTAAGAAGGTAAGGGTAGAGGGAATTATATCTTCTAAGATCAAAGAGTTTAAAATAAAGAATGGTAAAAATGTGGGTAAGAAGTTCGCTAAGTATATGATCGAAGATGTAGATGGTTACACTACTGCTATGACGGTTTGGGCTGATGATTATGATAAGTACCAGAATGTTTTAAAGGATGGAATACCCTTTAAGGCAGTATGTAAAGTTAATGAATATATGGAGACAAAAGATTTGTCTTTAGAGTTTTTAGAAAAAGTTTATGGGAGAAAATTATGATAAAATGTGAAAACTGCAAAGTTGAAATAAATAGTTCTTTTAGCTATAGTATATCCTCAAATTCCTGCCCCGCTTGTGGGCAGGAGATAATGGATCATGAAAAGAGTAGAATGCTTGGATATATAATGAATACAATGTCAGAGCAGCCTTTTTCTTCTAAGATTGAAAAAGGGGTCTTAAACGAAATATCAACATTTATATTTAGTGAATTTTTAGACGTTGATGAAGATGAATCAGAAAATGAAATAGGAGAGGTGTTTGAAAGCCAAGATGAAGATCCAGCTGAAGATCAGCAGTTTGACGATCAATCTTCTTCTTTGGTTCCAGAAGTTCCAAATGATGAAGATTTAGATGAAAAAGCGACTCGTTTAATTCAAAAATATAGAGCAGATCAGAGAGTTTTGTCTTCAGGCAGAAAAACTGGAGTTGCAGTAAGAAGAGTTTCAACATGATTAAAGCCATTGGAAATAAGAGGTTAAACCTTACAAAAGAAGAGTTTGAAAACTATGAAGAATTAACAAAGATAGTTGACAAGCAAGAGTTTGTAGGTCTTTTCGATACAGATAAAAATGGCAACATTGTTTCTATCTGTATTGATCCCAAAAATAATATCTCTATGGCTACCATAATGTTTATCAATCAAGTTATGATGAATCAAAGGTTTAAAATTTATTACGAAGAGATAACTAAAAATTCTAAAAAAATTGATGCGGTTTATGAAAATATCGCTAAACTGTCTGAGCAAGTAAAGGAGTTGAAAAAATGAATTTAGAGAATGTATTGAATATCGACAACATTAATATTGGCTCAATTGATGTTTCTTCAATTCAAGAATTATCTGATATGCTACCAAAGAATGGAGTTGTAGATGTAAATCTTGCAGAAAAATCATTAATTATAACACTAGAAGGACAAAACTTATGTCAAGAACGAGCTGTCTTAATCGAAAGATGGATTGGCGTTCTTGAAGCAAAGAAGAATAAAGCATTTTCAAATGCTGCACTATTAACCGCAAAAGATAAGGGGTACAAGACTGCTAAAGACAAAGAATGGTATGCTCAAAGTGACGATGACTACATTGAGATATTAAACCAACTTACTTTGGCAAAAGCATCCAAAAAATGGCTTGAAAACAAAGCATCATATTTTTCTGGATGGCACTATGCTATGAAGACTTTTCTCAAACGAGATTATTCTTTAGAAAATTTAGCCAACTTTAATAATCCTGGCTATACTAATAACATGGAGGGAGGGCGACCAAACTCCATAACACAGCGATCTGATGATCTTTCTGATGATATCTGTGGAGAACACGATTGGGATTAACTCAAAAAATGTTTTCAAAGTTTTCAACAGTAGGCAATAAGCCTCAATTAAATAAACAAAAAAATAAAATAATAATGGAGTAAATAAATTATGTCTAATATCGTATTTGGTGAAATTGATTGGAATGATGGTGATGTTAAAAATCCACAAGCCGCAAAAACAGAGTATATGCGTCTAACGCAAGGTGGTAATAAGATCCGAGTAATGGGTAATCCAGTTCAGTTCTATGTTCATTGGGTTCAAACTCAAGATGGAAGTAAGCGTAAAATCGTATCTCCCATTTCTTCTCCAGATCTTGTTCGTCGTCTAGAAGACTCTGGATTTAAGCGACAAGCAAAGTGGTTAATTAAAGTTCTTGACCGAAGTGATGATGGTTTCAAACTTCTTGAAGTTGGATCTCAAATTTACAATGGTATTCGTAATCTTTATAACGATTCTAGTTGGGGTAAAGTTACAACTTATGATATCACTATTAATCGTGGTCCAAAAGGTGCACAACCTTTGTATGGAGTAACTCCAAATCCTAAAACAAAAATTCCTTCTGAGTTGAAAGATCGTTTTGCAGAATTTAACGACAATGTTGATGTAGAACGAGCAATTAAGCCAACTGATCCAGAAGTTGTTTGCGAATTGATGGGATGGAATTCAAGTCAATATGTAAATCCTACCACAGAAACTTCAGTGGCTGATGAAGATGACGATTATGATTTCGACTTTGAATAAGAAATAGTGAAGTTTATTGACTAATCTAAGTGCTGATGGAAACATCAGCACTTTTTTTATATTAATAGATCTTATTTCTAAAATTTGATTATAATTATTAATATAAAATGAGGTCTAAATGAAAGTCTTATCGCTTGATATTTCATCTTCAACTATTGGATGGAGTACAATTATAATAAATGACGATCTTTCTTTTCCAGCCCTTGACTCTTACGGATACATCAAACCAAGTAAAAAAGGAGAATTGTGCGAAAGAGCTTTGGATGGAAGAAATAAATACATAAAGTTGCTAAATGATAAAAAACCAGATGTTGTAGTGGTTGAAGACTATGCCTCTAAATTTAGCAGAGGAAAAAGTAGCGCAAGAACGATTATTGTTTTGGCGGTATTCAATGAGATGATAAAAATGACTACAGTAGAAACTGTAAATTTTATTCCAATTTCTTACCCTGTGGCTACAATAAGGAGTGTGATATCAAAGGAGTTTTCCGATAGTGTATCAGACAAATCCGATGTTTTATCTTTTTGTCAAAAAAAATTCTTAAATTATAAAACTATCTTAAATAGAGTAGATAATATAAAAAAAGAGTGTTATGATGAATGTGATTCTATCATAGTTGGTATCTGCCACTATGTAAAATTAAAAAAAGCAAATGAAGAAAAGTAAAAAAATATTGATGGAGATTATATATGTCTAAAAAAATTCTTTTTAAAGAAGATGCGCAAGCAAAAATTATGTCTGGAGTGAAACAGTTGGCAGATGTAGTTGCAACAACTATGGGTCCAAGAGGTAAAAATGTAATATTGGGCAAATTTGTTGGAGCACCAGTTATCACAAAAGATGGTGTTTCTGTTGCAAGAGAAGTGGTATTAAAAGATGAGCACGAAGAAACTGCATGTCAACTTGTAAAAGAAGCTGCTGGAAGAACAGCAGATATAGCAGGTGACGGAACAACAACTGCAACAGTTTTAACTCATGAAATTTTTTCAAATGGAATTAACTTAATTAACAGCGGACTTTCCCCCATTCATTTTAGAGATGGATTAAACTGGGGATGTGAAGAAATATGCAAAAATATTGATATTATCAAGAAGTCTGTCAATGGTATAGAAGATTTGACAAGCATTGCTTCTATTTCTGCAAATAATGATTATTATCTTGGTTCAAAAATAGCAGAGGCTTTTGAATATGCTGGTTTAGACGGAACTGTTGCCGCTGAAGCAAGCCCTGGAATTCACACTACAGTTAAAAAGATCTCAGGTATTGAAATGAAAAACGGATATATCACTCCTGCTTTTTTGACAAATGCAAATCAAAAAGATATTGTTTTTGAAAACTGTAGAATCTTATTGCTAGACAGAGATATGACTCATTTCTCTGATTGTTTTGACTTATTTAATAAACTTCATGAAACAAGCACACCCATACTTGTGCTTGCGAAAGATGTAAAACAAGAAGCCTTAGCTACTTTGGTTGCAAATAATAAATTAGGAAAGTTGAAAGCTGTAGCCGTAAAGCTTCCTAGTAAATTCTATGAAGATGATTGGATGGATAACCTATCTATTATGGTAGGTGGAGCCGTGGCATCTGAAGCAAATGGAAGACCTCTTTCTTCTGTAGGCATTTCAGACTTAGGCTTTGCTAAAAAAGTAATCGTAAATAAATATGAAACAAAAATTATAGATGGTAACAGTGACCAAGAAAGAATTGAGTCAAAGATTTACGCCTACACCCATGACTCTCAAGCTGTAATTGGCGATAAGCATAGACTTGAATTAAACAAAAAAACTGCATTTTTAAGAAGTAGAGCTGCTATGATTTCAGTTGGATACTCAACAGAATTAGAGCTTAGAGAGAAGGGAGATAGAGTTGAAGACTCTCTTAGTGCAACCAGAGCTGCAATTGAACAGGGAATTGTTCCAGGAGCAGGAATGACTCTCATTAGGGCCTGTAATATGATTGACATGGATAAAGTAAGAGAAGAATGGAAATCTACAGTTGAAATGTTAAAAGACTCTTGTCATAGACCTGCTAGACAAATCCTTTTAAATGCAGACTTAAACCCAGAAGAAGTTATAAATAAATCTTTGGAAAATGATGATATTTTCTGGGGATATAATGCTGCAAATGATGAATTTTGCAATCTTTATGAAAGCGGAGTTCTTGATCCTGCAAAAGTTACAAAGACAGCGTTATCTAATGCTTGCAGTATTTCACTGCTATTAATTAATACAGCCGCAATGGTTGTAGAGAACAAACAAGACGAAAGTGGATGGCAGCCACCTGCTGGTTGGAGACCACCTTCAGATACAAACCTAAATCATAAATATTAAAAGGAGAAAATAATATGCCAAAAAAACTGTCTATGTCTGATGCGCAAAAAGAAATTCAAAAATTCTTTGGAGAAGATACAATCTTCTTCGATGGTGATATTCAGACTTTTAATGTAGAAAATGCAATCCCAACTGGAAGTGTTGGATTGGATGAAGCAATTGGAATTGGGGGAATTCCAAGAGGAAGAATTATTCAATTGGCAGGAAAAGAATCTAGTGGTAAGACTATGTTATCTTTATCTTGTATTAAAAATTACTTAGATCAAGATCCTGAAAATACTGCTATGTTTATTGATGCAGAATATACTTATGATCCAGAATGGGCTGCAAAACTTGGAGTAGATGTATCAAGAGTAATGGTAATTAAAACAAATGATGCTGCAAAAATATTTAATGGACTTATTGGAATGCCAGGATCAAAGGCTGGAAAGAAAAAGATGAGAGGTATTCTTGACTATATCGCAGAAGGAAAAGACCCTAAATTTAAAAATATGGGCATTATTGTTCTTGATTCTATTGCTGTTTTAAGTACTCCAACTGAAAATGAATCAGTTGCTGGAAAGCATAACATTGCTTCTGTTGCAAGATTTCTTTCAAATGAGCTTAAAAAGTTAACTCCAGAAGTTGCAAGAGCAAATGTTGCATTTGTTGGAATCAATCAGGTAAGGGTAAATGTTGGACAAATGTTTGGAGACCCAACCTCAAGTCCAGGTGGTAAAGCTCTAAAGCACGCTTGTTCTTTGATGATAAATATGGCTCCAATTTCAGGTGCTGACTCAAAAATAGAAGACGAAAATGGAGATAAGATTGGACATAAAGTTAGGGCCAAAATTGGGAAAAACAAAGTTGGGTCGCCATTTAGAAAAGCGGAATACTCAATTCAATATTTAGATGGCATTGTAAATCAATCTGAAGAATTGCTTGATCTTGCTGTAAAATATGAGATAATTGTTAGACCAAACAATCAGTCTTATGAGTATATGGGCGAATCTGTGCGTGGACGAGCAAATATGATTAATAAAATTGATGAAGATCGGTCTATGTACGATGAAATCTTAACAAAAGTAAAAGAACTATATCTTAACTCAAACGATTCTCAAGAGGAAGATATGGAAGAAGTATCTAATCCACTAATGGGAGGTTTTTAATATGATATTTGCATGTAATAAAGGGTGTGGTAATTCCACACCCACAACTGAGGGAAAACTTGATCTTGAAACAAATGAGGTAGTTTGCACCACATGTGGTGTAAATTTAGAAAACGTAACAAAGTTTGCAAAGACTTCTATGAAGATGACTAAAGACGTTATTAAGAAATCAAAGAAAGCTTTTATGTTTTTATGCCTAACATGTGATGTAGAGGTTCAGGCCGTTATGGGCGAAGATAAAATCGTGGTAGGCAAGAATTGCCCTAATGATAGAAAGGGCTGCAAAATAAATGTATCTAAATGTATGAGAACAGTTATTGGAGAATATGCTAATAATGATGAATAAAAATGTTGAAAATGAGCTAGGTAAACTGATTAATATTTGTAAAGCTAATTTGAAAAATACAGAATTTGCCGTAGATTACTATAAAGATAGAGACGTTTCTAATGAATTAGCTGATGCTTTTGACCTTGGTTTCTTTCCAGGTAATCTTAATACTTTAAAAAAATATGTAGATATAGACTCACTTGTTTCTTGTGGGATAATAAAATATAGTGGTGGAAGTGATTTCTCAGACTACTACAGAATTGTTATCCCGATAAAAAATGAGTGTGGTACTCCAGTTGCTATTGCAGGAAGATTAACAATGACAAAAGAAGAAAGAGAATACTTGAAACTTCCTAAATACAAAAATAGTATTTATAAAAAGTCTAATTACTTATATGGTTTAGACTTAGCGCTGGAATCTATAATTGAACAAGAAGAAGTTTTTGTTGTAGAAGGATATTTTGATCAAATATCTATGTATAATGCTGGTGTAAAAAATACTGTTGCCTTAGGTGGAACTGCATTTTCACGAAATCACCTTTTAAAGTTAATGCGATTTTGTAACAAAATATGTTTTGTTTTGGATAATGATGAAGCAGGCATAAATTCTGCTAGATCAATTCAGAATAAATATTCCAGATATGGAATAAATATGAATTTTTCAATTTGCTCTAAAGAATTTAAAGATGTTGATGAAATGATTAGAACACAGAATCTTAGCTCTACTGCATTGAAAAATAAGTTATACAATAACATATTAATTATGTAAGGAGTTTTTTGTGACGAAGAAAAAAAGAAGTAGTAAAAGATATCAGTATAAAATAGTTGAAGTGCCTTTCGATTATAGTACATTATGTAATTTCTCAGAAGATAGAGGTATAGGCTATCTTCTTGAGGGAACTGCCATTAGAGATGAAATAAATGATCTTAGAACACAGTTAGTAGATGAGTTATATGAAATAATTTTCAGCGATCAGCTTACAGAACATCAGAAAAAAGTTTTGTTTATGAGGCTAGAAGGAAAAACTCAAAATGAAATTGCCGACCATCTTGGTATAACGCAAAGCGCAGTTCATAAGGCTCTGTTTGGAAACATTGATTATAAAAATAATAAGAAGCGTTATGGTGGCGTAATTAAAAAATTGAAAAAGATATGTGCAAATAATGAAAAAATTAATAATATCTTAGATAAAATACAAGAAGTAAAAAATAGGGAAATAGACTAATATTTTTAGTCTATTAATAAAAATACAATTTTTGATGGAGAAACTATGTCAAATTTAGATAAGCTTTTAATCGAACTTCACAGTAAGAGAACTGGAAGCCTTGATAACGTTCAGAGAGTTAAAAAAACAGAAGACCTTAAGCTTAAAAAGGTTGCTTTTGATGTTTATAAAATTTATAAAGATCAATACGAAGGTCTTTGGACTCTTGAAAAAGAAGCTGACGGATCTGAATTTTTAGTTAGAGCTTCTAACCCCCAGTATGATTACACCAAGCAGGGAGAGTGGTCTGTCGCTAACGACTATGACCACTCCTCTGTTACCGTAAACTACAAAGGAATTCCTATTTGCAGTTTTGCATGCAATGATTTCGGAGTAGATTCTGGTAATATTGACATTTTAAAGAAGACAATATTGGAAAAAGTATCAAGTGATAATGAGTTCGTTTCTAAGGTTTTAAGTGAGCAGAATCAAAACAAGGTTAGTGCTATACTTACTACTTTTCCAGAGTTTAAAAAATAATATAGGGATAAAATATGAACATCAAAGATCTTAAAAGTAAAGCAGAGAAGGCTCTTGCTAGAATTCAAGGTGATAACGAATACAATACTAAATATGTATTGAGAAGGTTAAATTCCAGCCTTGAGAAATATCCTCACGATCCAGTTATTGGCTCAGTAAGAGATGTAATGAGAAAGGTTGCGTCTAAGCAAGAATTTGTAAGCAAAAAAGAATTAGCAAAAATTCATGGTCACCTCTCTGGTCTAAACAAGCAATCTGCTTTTAGAGACGAGTTAGGTGATTTAATTTTTTCAGAACATAACCTTGATTTTATAAAGAAAGATGCATCTGCAATGAGGGTAAATGCTGAAAGAAATATTGAAACTGGTTTAGAGAAAGGAAGTGAGTTGGAGAAAATGGCAAACGAGTTTGCTGGAGTTTTCAACTTTAACAATCAATCTTTTTCTTCTTTAGGTGAAAATTCAAATTCTAAAGCTGAAAAATTTGCTGGACTTCAATTAAAATCAATGGGTATGCCAGCAAAAGAAATTAGAGCGGTTGCGAATAATAATCATTTTATTTTATGCAAAGCTTCTTTTACAGCTTCAAACTTTGATGAATCATCTGTATCAATTCCTGTTAAAATAAACAATGGTATTCCAGAGATTCCAACACAATTTGTTAGTGAAGGTGGACTTCAAGCTTTGACAAAAGAAAATCTTTTAATTCACTTAAAAGCTTCTCAAGAAGAAAACTCTAGAGCTAGAAAGAATGCCTATGCTTCTCAGAGAGGAGATCTTTTTGATAAAACATGGGTAAATGTTAAGACTGCGAGTGTTAATAATACTCAGCTTGATGATACCCTTTTGGAATCTCAATCCAAATTTTCTTCTAATGAAATAAACATGGGAAGATCTTTGTTGGATTCAGAACTAAAATCTTTTGGTCTAAGAAGCAACAACATAAGATACGCATCTTCTAATGATACTGAGATTTCTTATATTGCAGAAGTTCCAGGCTTAAAAGAAAACGTAGAAGTAAGCGTACCTTTTTCTAACGGAAGACCTCTTTTCCCACCCCTATTCTCTTATGCTGGTCAAAAAAGAAGATTTTCAGAGTTTGAAATGAAGAAAGTTGCTTCTTTGGGTGCTGAGAAAAAAAGAATATTTGAATATAGCAATTCTGGATTAGATAATATGTCTTATAACGATATTGTATCTCAGATAACTCAGTCTGCTGTAAATAAAGATTATAAAGTAGCGGAAGATTGCCTTATGTTCATCCAAGGAAAGTTTGGCTCTCAAGAATATTTAAATGCATTAAATAAGTTTTCTTCTGTACTTAAGCATTCTTCTATAGACTCCGAAAGAGAAGAGCTTGTAAAAGCTGCATTTAACAGAGGAGATCTAATAAAAACTCCAACCTCTATAGAGTTATATTCTCCAAAGTATGCTATGCCTTTAAGCAAACTTGCTTTTGATGAAAAAGGAAACTTGGTACCAGCAAGAACTCTCAACTCTCAAGGCTCTGATGTTTCTTATTTTAATATCAACTCTTCAAAGATAGTTTTAAGTTAGGATGTGAAATGAACTCAAAAGATATAAGAAAAGCAAGATTGAAGAAGATTGCTGCAGATAAAAAAGATCAAAGCGGATTCTTCTCTCATTTTAATACTGAAATTGAAGAAGGCAATAGGCAAAAAGAGTTAAGAGATTTTTCCGAAAGCCCAAGTAGAGAAGATCTTTATGGATTACAGTTTAATCAAGAAGATTCTGAAGTTGGATATGAGTTGACTAAAACTCCTTTGAGCACAAGATATGTTCCTGGAGATACAAGACAAGCTAGAAGGATAGGAAATGGCGTTGTTCAAGATCCAATTACAAACGAAATATTTGATTACAATGAAACTTTCGAACATGATGGTCAAGTTTATGGAGGTGGATCAGTCGCTATGCAATCAAGCATCATGTATCTTACTACAAATCTTAAGAGAATGGGACATGTAAAACATGCAAAAAGAATCAATACTCTTTTGCACAAGTTATCGTTAATTAAATAATAATTAAAATCCTATATGCTTATAATAAACCTTACTATATAGTAAGGTTTTTTTTATGGAGAATAAATGTCTAAGAAAGTTTTGCAACATCCAGATAAAGAAATAATTATATCAAAGCTAATAGAGGGAGAGTCCCTCAGAGATGTAGAGGCTTGGCTAAAAAGTAAATATCCAAGAAAGAAGCGTTTGCATGTTTCATATATGACTCTTCAAAAATTTAGACAAGAGCACCTAAATATTGAAGGTGAGGTTTTAGAGGATATAAAAAATAAAAGAAATGATAAGGCAAGAGAAGAAGCCATTGCTGAACAAAAGATGATTATAAATTCATCTAATGCGTACCAAGATAAAATAAATCAAGTTGTTTCTAATGAGATTGATGTAAGTAAAAGACTGTTAGAAATGGATGCCCTAATAACTTCAAGGATGGAATTTTATTATAATATGCTCCAAGAAGGCGGCGGAGTTAAAGAAGATAAAGTTTTCTTAGAATACGTTAGCATGATGAAGGGATTAATGCAAGACTGGAAGAAATACATAGAAGGATTCGCAGATAAAAAGGTTGATCATAATATAAATATAAATGTAGCATTTGACCAAGTAAATGTTCTTAAGAGTGTTATATACGAAGTATTGGAAGAGATTGATCCAGGGCTAATAAATGTTTTTATTAATAAACTTGATACAAAGATGAGAGAGTTAGAATATGAAGACTCTTATTACTTGGAAGTAAAAGATGAGTAAAGATAAAAAAAACGTTTATTTAAATGCAAAAAATATAAATTCAAAGTATGCCCTAGAAGAGTATTTAAAAGAAAATCTAAAGCATCTTAATCCAAGTTATTCTAGTGGAATACCAAACGCTCATATGATTGTATTTATAGATTACTTTATTGATAAAGCAAAAAAAACAATTATGGAAGATCAAAAAGGTTTTATTGATAAATTAAATTCTATAAAAGATAGACTTTCTAAAAAAGAGGAATAAGTTTATGATTAATAAAAAATCTTATTTTAATTCCACAGAGCTTGATATTGAAGATCCCTATAATATGAAAAAATGGGAATATGTAGCAAAAATTATAACATATGATTCCCAAAGACTTGGAAATAATAAAGCCTTAGATTATCATTCTTATGTAAATTTTGAAGATGACAAAGAAAGAGATAAATTTAAACAGTGGTGTAAAATTAAAAAAGTAGCTGGAGATACAATGCCTAAAATAAGTAAAAGAGCTAGAGAGCAATACGGGTTGAACTCAACTAGCATATATCCTACAGATACTGGTTCATCATTTGACTCAGATGATAGATCAGTATATGTCGCAAATCAAAGCAAGCGAAGTGATGAGTATCAAAAACTGTATGGCGATCTGCCAAAGAAAGAAACGAAAGAAGAGCTGGCAAAAAAAAGGAAAGCAGAACTTTCTTCTAGAATAAATAAATATTTGATCTTATTACAAAAAAGTCTTCTGTCTAGCGATATATCCATTGAAGACTTCAGTGGGGCAATGGAAGCGTTAAAGGATCTGTCCCTTCTTTCGCAAAAGATAAAGACTGCAGAAATGGGAATAGATTTAATATATAGAACTTCAAACAAGCTAAATAGATATGGTCTAAAAAAAGAAGCAAGCGGTATGAAGAAGTTTGCGCAAGAGCAAGAAGCTCAACTTGAAACTGCCCCATTAGAGCCTCCAAGTCAAGGTGTGCCACCAGAACAAGCACAGCAGCTTCCCGCAGCAGAAGTACAACCTGAACAAGCTCCACAGCCTCAAGTTGATCCAGAAGAAGAAGCCCTGAAAAAGTCTACAGACGCAGAGCCTGTAGCGTTTTCAGATATAGATACTCCTGGCCCAGAAGAAGGAGAGTACGATAAAATTATAGATACAAACATTCAAATGTCAGATGCTGCAGGAAAACTAGAAGATGTTGCTAGTATGCTTGCAGACAGAAGGGTTATTAGATACTTGGCTGAATTTGATATTATGCTTGATAAACTTGGGATAGCAAGTATGTTTCCAGAATTGGCAGAATCACAATCAAAGTTAATTGATGCATACAGTTATGCTCTCACAAGGGTTTCTAAGATGATGGGTCAGTTAGCAAATGCCGCAGAGATACTTCAGGAAATAGATCGAGTTCCTGGATCTAAAAGAGATGTGGATGCCGAGTAATGAATTATAATCACATCAAACAAGAGGTTGTTAGATTTAACAACATAGCCGAAGAATTAAATCTGCCGAAGCTTTATGGGGTGGGAGGATTCTCCAGAGATCTTGTTTTTTCAGATGGAAACTTATCTGCAGTAAATGATGTTGATTTAACTTGTTGTGCTGGTCCAAAAACTACAATTTTAGGGCTTTTAATCGGAAAGGAGCTAGGTGGTAGTATAAGTTATTTTAACAATCACTGCTCTGTGCACATTAATAGTGTAAAATATGATTTTTCATCTGGATTTATCAGCGATACTATAGAAGAAACAGGTGATCGGTTTATCGATGAGATGTCATCTAGAGACTTTACCATAGATGCAATTCTTTTAGATTTTGAAAAAGATACTTTAATTGATATTACCAAAATGGGCATATCAGATATTAAAAATGGCTTGATAAGAACTGTTATTTCTCCAAAAGAAAGCTACATTGCGGACCCCAAAAGAGCAATGCGGGCTATAGAGCTTTCTACCAGGTTTGGGTTTAAAATAGAAGAAAGATCCATTGATTTTTTTATTTCTAACTTTGATTTCTTTAACAAGTTTCATAATGAAAATTCAAAGAACTCAGTGTCAATGGTTGCAAAATGTCTTGAGAATAATGAGTCAGAGACACTTAGTCTTTTAAGGGATACAAAATTTCTATACCAAGTCCCTCTATCTGGAGAGTTTAAAGAATTTATAATAAGGAATAATCTAGTAGAAGAATATTTGGATAACCAAAAGATAGTACATACTAATATAA